GGTATTATATGAACCTGCTGCTTTATCTCCTTCAACTATTTCATCCCTGGCCCCAGCTCTGTTAACTTGTGAAACAGACCAAACTGGAATGTTTAAGTCTCTGGCTAGAGCTTTAGTAGCTACATAAGTATTATCTAATTTTTCCTTTTCATCTTTAGAGCTACTAATACTTTTTAATAAATCTACATAATCTAAAATAATTAAATCAGGGGGATAACCTAAATCAGTTATTTTTTGAATATGACTTTCTAATGTTGAGATGGAAGCCTGACCTGGAGAATATTCTTTAATAGTTAAACTACCAGATAAATCATCTATAAATTTATTAATTTTTTCTTTATGTAAATGAATTGTATTAACAGGTTCATTTACAAAATGTGCATCATATCTTTTACCTACATAACCCTCGGATAATTCAAGTGTATAATGCACAACATTTAGACCTAATTTTACTGCATGGGCACCTAATGCAACCATAGTCCATGATTTACCCCCACCAGGTGAACCAAATATTAAGCCAAAATCACCTCCACCTAAACCACCCATTAATCCTTCATTGATGATAGGCCAAGGAGTAGGTATTACTTGACGATCCTCTTCTTTATAACGAGATTCTACATCTTTTAAATACTCGTGTCCTATATTTTTATCTTGTCCTGCTTTTAAAGCGTTATCAATAGTAAGTCTAATATCATCAAACATACCACTTGATAATAAATCAACGGATTTTAATAATGCATTTTTTAATGCTTGATTTTTACAAAAACTAGAAAATTCTTGTTCAACATATTCTTGATCATCATTAACTAATTTATATACTTCTTTTAGTTGATCTACTATGGCAGTTTTTAATACCTCGTTTTCTAATTTTTTTACTTCAATTTTAAGAAAATCTAATGTAGGGGTAGTATGAAATTCATCAAAATATTTTAATGTTTCTTTAACTACCCATTGATGTGCTTGATTTTCAAAATAAGAGGGTATAATAACATCCCTAATATTAAGTATAAACTTTTTATTTTTTAATAGTGAGTGTAAAACTTTTACTTGAAAATTGGGGCCGTATTGAGATAAACTCTTTAATGTCATAACTATTTTAACTTCTGGGCTGTAAGATAAGAAAATACTTCAGATAACCAAAATTCTGTATTGGGGATTCCTCTTCCCAATAAATCCTTATTGTACATATTTAAAAATTTAGTTTTATTAAAATTATAAGGGGAAGAAACTATTAACTCATCTAATTCATTTTTATCCGATTCTATTAATTGAATATCCTCCAAACACATTAATTCATAATTAATTTCTAATTGTTTTTTAAATAAATGAACGTTACCATAAATTCCATGTTCATCTACTTTATCACTTGCTTTTTGATAAGCTTCTTGTAGTGTAAATTTTTCTTTACCTGCTATTTCAGGGAAAAATTTCATTAATTTTTTAGGACCTAATCCTTTTACACCAGGTAAATTATCCGATTTATCACCCATTAAACATTTCATAGTAATAAAATTATGAGGATATAAACCATATTGATCAAAAACATCTTGTGATTTATAAAATTTCTTTTTTATAGGTGAAAATACAGTAACTTTATTATTTACTAATTGTAAAAAATCTTGATCCGCAGAATATATTATAACTTCATCTTCTAACTTATTAGATAAATAAGCAATAGTATCATCTGCTTCTATTTTATCAATTATGGAAATATTAACAGGTAAACATTTTAAATAGTCTAATAATCTCATCATTTGAGTAGCTATTGATTCGGATTCCTCATCCAATGTAGAAAATACCTGATAATTAGTTATTCTTTTTATTTCTCTATTTGCCTTATAATCAGCATAAGTATTTCTACGATTAGTAATATTTCCTTGACCATCAAATACTAAAATAACTCTAGTTGGTCTCATTAATTTTATAGCATAACCTAATGATTTCATAAAACCAACTAATCCTCCCACATGATTTCCCTGTGGATTTATAGCTGGGATCATTGCAAATGAACGTAGAAATGTGTTCATTGAATCAACCAGGAGCACCCTGCTATTTAAGTGCAGGGGCTCAAGATTTGACTCCTCATGCAAGTTATTGAGAATGTTCTTATATAGTTGCTTCATCTAATGCCTCTACATTTTCAAAATCTTCGGCCTCAGATCCTTCTAGTACTACTTCAAATGGTCCTTCACCTAAAATAGCACCCCACTCATGTTGATGATCCTTTTTATATTCATCTATCTGTTTTTTATTATCAGATATAAATCCATGAGGTGTAACTATTATCTTTCCAGTAGTAGTAACTCCTGATATGTGGTTTTTTTCAACGGCTACTTTTACTTTTTTAGCCCATTCTACTTTTTTACCATCTTTAACAGCATTTACTTTTAAATTACCTGAATTAGATATGTTACCAAAGGTTACTATTAATGTTGAATCAAAAAACATTGTATTACCACCTTTATTTTTCATAGTTGGTGGTTGCATAGGACCAATAGGTTTTTCAACCCATATTTTATTAATAGCAACTAACGTATTAGTGTAAGGACTAGATTCCTTACGTGAAAGTAATATTTCTTGGTTAATGAAATTACCAAATTGGGTTGACATTGCACCGGCATTCCATTCATTATTATTTTTAGCTTTTTCAACTGACATTTGACATGGAACAGAACCAATTGAATCCCATAGGAAACAAATATCCATAGGTAAATTACCTTTTTTCTGTTCATTCATTAAATCAGCCATGAAACTAGCTACGGCTTCTACTGTTGGCAGCTGCCCTCTGTCAGCAAATATAAAATTACCGTCAACCCCTACGGTATTTCCATCTTCGTCTTTATCTACATTTGCATTCAGGCCCATCATGATTGCGTGTTCCCAGGACCATTTCATTTCAGTAATAATAAAGACGGGCAGTATACCCATTCTTTGCGCATTAACAGCTACCTCTAGTAGAGCGGTGGTTTTTCCAGTATCGGAATGTCCACGTAGTAAAGTAATATGACCAAGAGGAACTCCAGGTAATGATACCATTTCTTGCCAAGCAGGTGATAATGGTATCCATTCTTGCTCTTTAAATGTATTATTTGAAGTTCCAAGACCTTTTGCGGCCTTAAATTTATCAAGGGAGAATGTCCCCTTCACAGACTTGGAGATGTCACCTCCAAGACTAACCTTTTTTCTACCCATCTAATTAATCTTTAAATAAATCTTCGAATTCGTTCTCGTTAAACTCCTCTTTTTTCTTAACATTTAATGTATAACCTGTATCTTTACTAGGTGCAGGAGTTTCATCTGTATCTACCTCAGCTGTATCCTCCGGATTTAACCAATCCTGAAGTGCCGTTTTCATTTCATCATAAGAAAATTTCTTATAATATTTTAATAATTCAGGCTGTTCAGCTAACCATTTTTCAACTGATGTATTATCATCTGATAATGGAGTTTGTTTAGGTTTAACTCTAATTGAAGTTTGTGGATAAGGATTACCTTGTACTACTTCTACTGTCATATCAAGTCCTGACACTACATCAGTAAAATCACCGTAATCTTCATCAGCAGCATAACTAAGTAATTCTTGGTAAATTTGTTTTCCAAATTCCCAAAAACGTACTCCTTTATTTTCCTCACCTCTAACTACTACAGGAGCAAAAACTCTCATTTTTGGTTCTAACTTTTTAGCTAGTCTCCAGTTTTCGGGTTCAGATGTTTTACGAAGTTCTTTTGAAAACTCTACAATAGGATCTTTCTCACCATAATTAATAGGAGAAATCATTGTTCTGCTTCCAATTCCATAGTGAAAATAAACTTCACTAAATGGGTTTTCTTTGTTTTCCTTAAATGGGACAAATCTAATTTGTGATTTACCCATAGGTGCCTTCCAAAAATATTGACTTCTATCAAATTTTTGTTGGGTCTTGTTTTGTCCAGATGTGGACTGAAGTTGTTCTAACTTGCTTGAGATTAAATTTAAATCCATTTTTTATAACTTTTTAATGAAACGTTTAATAATGTAATAACCTATTTTTAGATAACCAAATTAGAAATTAATTATTTCATGTATTTTAGTATCTAATTTTTTTAATTCACCTCCGGTAGTTAGCAAAATACAATTTTTATAATCTTGCCAATTTACTTTAAAACTAGTATCGAGGTTACCACTATTTAATGATCGGATTAAATCATTTAGGGCATTAATTGTGTAAAGAGTATTAGATTCTTTTTTTCTATGTAGTAATATTGTGTTGTCTAATATTTTATCAGACATATTGAACGAATCAACATTATAAGTACACACATATTCCTTAGTTGAATCTACATATAAGACAAATATTTTATTAAATAAGATTTGATATTGCCCTTTTATAGTATCAACGGTAGAATCTAACGCATCCTCAGTGGTAAATGTGCAGAATAATTTATTTGCCAAATCGTCAAAGTTTATTTCGTAATCCATAATAAATATTATATATACTTTAAAGAATTATAATTACTGCCATACGCAACCTTTATAACGTAACCATTTACTTCAAATAATTGTTTAATTTTTTCCAGAACCTCTTTACCATCCGCCAAAGAATAATCAACTAGAAATGAATCATATGTGTATAATATAACCTTACTTTGTTTATTCTCCAAATATTCTATTACTTGTTTTACAGATACAACATTATTATATGTTTCAGCTGATTGTAT